ACCGAAGGTGCCGGTGACGTACAGCGAGATGAATTCCAGCGGCGTGCCGGCGACTTCATTGGTGAACAGGATTTCGTACTGATTGCCGGTGGGGCCGCCGTAGGCCGCAGCAGCCGCCGAGTTGGCGCAGTTGGGCGCATCCATGGCGGTGCCGATACCGAATTCCAGCATGCCGAGGATGTAGTTGCCGGCGGCAACATTGAGGCCGGCGTTGTTCGAGCCGACCACCATAACCTTGTAGACATCGGAGCCGCCGAGCGTCGCGGCGGTGATGTAGAGCACCGCAACCGCATCGATGCGGGCCTGTTGCGGCGTGATGGTAGAAGTATTGGCAATCGATGGTAGCGTGATGGTGATGCCCTGGTTGCCGCCAAGATCGACAATGCCCTGAGCGCCGCCGACCGTTGCCCAGCCGGCTACGGTAATGGCGGCACCGCCATCGCTCAACTGATTGTTGGCGTCGAATGCGTAATTGCGGCGAGCCATGATGCGGTGCTCCTATCAGGAAACGATTGGCGCGTTGGTCCAGCTCGTTAGCCGGGCAAAACAGTATTTGTGTTCGTCCACGATCGACACGTCCCAACCGATGTGGGTGCGGTAGGTCTTGCGGTCCTCGAGCAGCCCGACATCTTCCGGGGTAAGGTTGCGGACGTAGATGCCGCGCAGCATGCCCTCGCCCAGGGTCATGACGTAGAGCGACGCAGTGACGGCGGAACCGGTGCCCTCGCCGACCTCGTTGAACTGCAGCACGGGAACCTGATCGTCCTTCGGGTAACCCCAAAGCATCCGATGACCGCCGTAGGAGATCTTCGGCGTGCCGATCTCGTCCCAGGTCTGCATGACGAAGCCGGTCAGGGTCGAAGTACGCGCGGCCTGAATCCACAGCGGCAGCGAGATGAACGGCACGAAGATATAGGTGGTGCCAGACTTCTTACTCACCTGGTTGATGACCTGATCGAGGTTGGCCAGCGATAATGCGGCGCCGCCAGAAGCGGTCGAGTTGTTGTAGAGGCGGCCGAAGAAGGCGGCGCGGACGTTCAGGCCGTCGAACACGCGCGGATTGGTGGAGCGATCGCCCTTGACGAACGTATCCACCCAGAGACGCGCAAAGGCGGTGATGCCCATGCGTTCCTCGTAATTGCGCCGCTCCGGCCCATGCCGGTCCTGAATGGCGCGGTCAACGTCGATGTCGTGGTCGATGATGGCGGTCGCCTCATCGAACGGCTGGATCACGCCATGCCCGGTGGAGCTTGCTTCGTTGATGGCGCGGAATTGCGGCGACGGCAGTGCGGCCTCGCGGTAGCCGACATATTTGGATCCGCGCAAGCCCTCGAACGGCATGACCTCGAACACGTCCGAATATTGCGTGAACATCTCGATGATCGTGCGCCGAATATCCTCGTTGGAAAAGCCCTTGGCATATTCCGTGAGCGTCATCAGGTTCGAGACAGCCATGGTCTAATTCCCTCTCGTCAAGGATTGCTGGCACTAGCCGTATAGGTGTAGCTCGCCACCACCGTATTCGGTACTCCGGCTGAGCTAACCCCCATTACATTTGTTGAAGTCGAAACCGTACCTTGGTGCTTTTGAACATGTGCGGCGACGTTTTGCAGCACCCCTGCAAGATAGCCGACCTCGGCTGATTTCTTGTCAAAGGTCGGGTCGGTGATGGTGACGGAAAGTACGGTCATTGCCGCGCTCCGGCGCCGTTCTGAAACTGTCGCTGGTCGAACTTGCGCGTGTAGTCGAGCCGTTCGGCCGCCGACATGCGCTTGAATTCCTCGTCGGTGACGCGGCCCTGCGGCTGCGGCGGCTCGCGCCCGGTCTGCCGGAAGCCGGCGCCGCCCTGCGCCGTAATCTTGGCCACCATCTTCTCGGCGATCTGCACGTCGCCCGCGGTGAACATGCGGGCCATGAGCTGATTGCCCTCCGATTCGCCGACGTATGCCTTGAAGAACGTCGTCAGCGCGTCAATGCGCGCCGGGCCGGTGGTGCCGAGCTTGGCGATCTCGGCATTGCGCGCCACGGTGATCTGCTGCTGCGTCGCCACCTGGGCGCCTGCATACAGGCCGAGCAGCTTGGAAAAGCCTTCCTGCGGAATGCCAAGTTCATGCGCGACCGTGCGTGCCTGTGAAAGCAGCGGATCATCGGCCTGAAATGCGAACTTGACTCCTTCGGGAGGCTTGAAGTCCGCAGGAAGCTCGACCTTATAAGCATCGGCGGTTTGCGGCAGCGTCAGCTTGCGCGAATCTTCCGCGGCAATACGCGCTGCCATGGCATTGTAATGCTCGCCGAATTCCTTGCCCTTGACGGCATTTTTGCTGGCGTCCCAATACGTCTCGGGGACGTATTCCGGCCGGCTGACCGTCTGCTGTTGAGTGCCTTGCTGGCTACCCTGCTGACCCTGATTGCCTTGCTGAGTCTGGCTCTGTGTTCCGCTCTGGGAATTCGTCTGACTGGTTTGCGAGCCATTCCCTTGCTGTGAGCCGGCGCCCGACCCCGCTTGGCTGCCGCCTTGCGAAGATGACTGCCCGCTCGCTTGGTCGCCCTGTGCTTGTTCCGTCACTCGCGTCAACCCCGTTGGTCATCAGACCCATCAGTTCGGACGCGAAGCTGCGGCGGCCTTCGTTCCGTTGCAACGCACAGTCGGACATGTCCTGGGCGGTAACCCCAAGCAGCACCTTTTGCAAATAGAGATAAAGCAGTTGGCCATCCTGTGTTCGCGCAATGCGATCGGCGGCCTCGGTAAGCTGTTCATCGGTGACTATCATGCTGCCGGTCCCGGTGTTTCGCTTGGGATGCCTTTGCCCGGACGCGCGGCAACCAGCTGCGCCATCTGCTCGACCGCCGCCTTGACCTGATCCGGGCTGCGCATCTTGATCAGCTTCACGCGCATCTTGGCGAGGATGGCAACCATCGTCGCCTTGCCGTCAACATACATCTTCCATTCCTCGGGGAACATGGCGGCGAGGAATTGCGCCGCCTTGATTGCCATGCCGACCTCTTGCTGCTCGGCGGCGGCCTGCGCCGGATTGCGCGGCATGGTGGCCACGGCACGGCCATCCACCCTGATCGGCTTGATTGCCCCGGCAGCCTCAAGCAGATACTTAAAGCGGAGGAAGATCGCGGCCGGGCCTTCCTTCCAAAACGGCAGGCCAGGCGTGCCGACGCGGCGCTGCGCGCGGGCCATCTCGTCAAGCCACTGACCCAATGTTGGCGGCGTGTCGCCGGTCTGCTCCGGGTAATCGACAAAGAACAGCTTGCGCAGCTTCTTGAGTTTTTCCTGATACTGGTAGTTTGCCACTTCCGGCGGCGGCGGCGTGTAGATGTTCTTCACCGCGCCTTCGGTCCCCGGCCGGATCGGGTAGGCCATGCCTTCCTCGACGCCCTGCTCGACATTGACAAAGCTGTCGTCGGGATAGGTGATCGGCGGCTTGATCGATAATGCGGCGTTTTCCATCCGCATCATTTCCAACTCATCGATCTGCCGGAAGGTCGGCAAGCCCTGGATCATCGGGCCTAGGCCGTGCGGCCAATCGGCGGTGGGATTGAACCGCGTCACGATCAGCGGGCAGGAGCCTTCCCCGCGCAATTCGGCGTCATGTACGAGCTTGTTCTGCAACAGCACGACGCTTTGCCAGACCTCATCGGCCTTATCCTCCCATTTGCGCCAGAAGCCCCAGATGATCTGCGTGCGCTTCGACGGCTGATCATCGTGCTCGCGGCGCATTTCGCCCGGCAGCTTGTTCCAGATTTCGTCGCCAAGAAGCTCGCGGACATAGTGGTTGCGCGTGTAGCGCACGGCAAACCGGGTATCGATCTCGCCGTATGGGCCAAGATCGATTTCCAGTTCGCGCAGCGGAATGGCGCTGACCGTGATCGCGGAAGCCGGATGCGGCCGTTCGATCCACATGGCGGTGGTGCCGATCGCCAGATCCGGATAGTACGCCTTGGTGATTTCCGGGTAGAGGTTCGACGCCTTCATCGCCTCGAAGATCTTGGCGTCATCCTTTTTGACTTCATCGGCAACCTGCTTCCATACCGGGCCGTCGCCGCCGCCGGGCAGGTCCATGCCGGGACCGCGCTCGCACCATTGCTCGGCTTCCGGCATGAAGCCGTTGACGATCTCGGTAACGAAGTCCTGGGTGATGATGAACGCTTCGTCGGTATTCAGTTCCGGCGCGTCGAGCATGCGCGCCTGCGACGGCTGCACCTGGGATGAAATCTGTCTTTGTCTGTTCGGCGCGGTGAAGAAATAGCATTCCTTGAAATCAAGCTCAACATAAGATTTCCAGGTGCGGCAAGCGGCGAGCTTGTTGACGGCTTGCTGTTCCAGGGTTTCATTCTTGCCGGTAGAAACCGCTTCGGTCTGGCCGGTACTGATAGGATCAGCCATCAGCCCGACCTACCGGCAGTCGGCTGCCCCAAGCCGCCGGTCGTGGAGCTGACCAGCGGGGGAATGTTGGTGCCGGACATGGCAAGCTGAGTGCCGTACCTTGCCATCAATGACCCCATATCGCCTTGCGTTTGCGTCTGCAGCGAGCCGACAAGCTCGTTCTGCGCATTGAGCTGTTCCTGCGCCAGGTTGGGATCAGTAGGAATTGTCGGCGTTGCTGGTGTCATGAATGATCTGCCCGCCGTTGGCGAGAATGTAGCGGTAT